TACGACCGTCTTCCAACTGCAGCGGGCGATGGGCGCAACGCTGCCCGGCGGCGGCTTTCTGGAACCAATCGTAGCGCCTAACGTCGTCAGTGCGGTCTACCTCGACGGCATCACGCAAAGCCCGGGAAGCTACAGCGTAGATCCGAACACCGGGTTGGTGACATTCATCACGGCGCCGGGCAGCGGGCTGATTATCACCGCCGACTACAGCTATTACTTTCGGTGCCGATTCATTGACGACAGCTACGCTTTCGAGAATTTCATGTTTCAGCTGTGGCAGCTCAAAAAGCTCAACTTCATCTCGGTGCGGTCGTGAAGCCTGCCTCGGCCGCCCTGATTGCGCTGCTCAACAGCGGCGAACAATTTATTATGGCCGACCTATACACCTTCACGCTGGTCGGCGGTTCGGTGCTGCGGTACTCGGCGGCTCCGACGGAAATCGTCGCCAACGGCTACACCTTCGCGCTCGGACCAAAATTCGAGCGCTCGAAGACCAATGTCGTGATCGGCGCCCAGGTCGACGAGCTCGACATCATGGCCTATCCGGAAGAAACCGACCTCGTCGGCGACACGCTGTTCCTCCAGGCTGCATGGCAGGGACAATTCGACGGCGCGCTGTTGCAGCTCGAGCGCGCCTTCATGCCGACCTACGGCGACACGAGCGCCGGCACGGTCGTGTTGTTCGCCGGCCGGATCTCCGACATCAACTGCGCGCGCACCGGGATCGACATGAAGTGCCGGTCGCACCTTGAGCTACTCAACATCCAGATGCCGCGACGGCTGTGGCAATCGAGCTGCACACACGTCTTCGGCGGGCAGATGTGCGGCTACAACCGGGTCGCTGGCACGAATGCGCTGGGAGTGGCGACGGGGGCCGGGGCCCTCATGTTTGCGGCCGCGGCCGGGTCGACCACGACCGTGATCCTCGGAGCGCCCAGCATCACGACCCCCTATGCGCTCGGCACTATCGTGGGCGTGACGGGCGCGAACACCGGCTACAGCCGCACGATCTACGGATTCGCGAGCGGCGCCTCGGTGTCGACTAAGCTGGCGTTCCTGTTTCCGGTCTCGCCTGGGGATGAGTTTCAGATCCTTCCCGGGTGCGATCGTAGCGTCACGACCTGCACGAATGTCTTCAACAATATGGCGAGGTTCGGAGGGTTCCCCTACATCCCGACGCCGGAGACCGCTGTATGAACGAGGGCGGTGAAGTTTTTGATCCTCATATTATCGGCGCGATAATATCACTCACGCTGGCACTTGTCGTGCTGTTTCTGCTCGTTGCGGCGCTGATGGCCGATAGGGAGCGCAAACGATGATCGGCCTGCACTCCAGCTCCAGCCGACTTGCTGTAATCCGCGAGGCCGAGACGTGGCTGCGCACGCCGTATCGCCACATGGGCCGCGTCAAGGGTCGTGGTGTGGATTGCCTCACCTTACTGGCCGAGGTCTATGAGGCGGCCGGTGTCGTCCCGCATGTCGAGATCCCGTTCTATTCGCCGGATTGGCACATGCACCGCAGTGCCGAACGCTACATGGAAGGACTACTCCGGTATGCGCGCGAGATTGAGGGGCCCCCTCAGTTGGGTGACGTGGCGCTCTTCAAATTCGGCCGTTGTTTCGCCCACGGCGGCATCGCGGTCGACTGGCCGCGGATGATCCACGCTTGGCATACAGCAGGTGTCGTGTATGGTGATGCCAGTCAGGTGCAGCTCAAGGATCGAGCTAGGCGGTTCTTCGATCCTTTCGGTGCGGCATGACCGGCGGCGTCGGCAAAGGCACGAACGCCAAGCAACCCTCGGCGATCGGCTCTCTGCAATATCAGACCTCGCAAGAGGGCGGCGTGATCCCGCTCGTTTACGGGACGTGCCGCGTCTCGGGAAATCTTCTGGATTACGCCGGCTTCACGTCGACACCGAGCAGCACCAGCGGCAAAAGCGGTCCGCTCGGAAAAGGTGGGGGTGGCGGCAAGGGCGGCAACGCTTCGTATATGTACTCGGCCTCATTCATCATGGGGCTTGGCCAGGGGCCGATATCGAATATCGACCTGTTCTGGTACGACAAAAACGTTGGCACAACACTGAGCGGGCTATCGTCAATCAATACGGGAGCCGATGGACAGTCGGCAGACCCGACTTGGTCGGGAGATTATTCCACCGATCAGCTGGGATATTCAGGAACAGCGAATTTCGTCTGCATCGAATATCAGCTCGGCAACACCGCGACGCTCCCGAATATTTCGGCAGAGGTATACGGGATAGGCTGGAGCAGCGGAGTCAATGGAGCCGATGCGAACCCGGCATTCATTGTCTATGACTTTCTGACCAACGGCCGCTATGGGTCAGGGTTCCCGCTTGCGAACCTCGACCAGACGATGACGAATCAGTCGGTCGCAAATTCGTACATCAACTATTGCTTCGCTGCTGGCATCTTCATGTCCGTCCAACTGGACACCCAGCAAGAGGCGCAGACGCTCCTCAGTACAATATCAGGCCTGAGCAACAGCGCCATCGTCTGGTCTGGTGGCTTGCTGAAGATGATTCCCTATGGAGATAGCCCTCTCACGGCCACTTATCAACTGTTCGGCATCAACGGCGCCGTCACGATGGGCGGTGGCGACACCGTTAGCCTGACGTTCTCAAGCCCGAACATCCAGGGCGGCACGCCTGTCACAGTCACCTATACGACGACCGGTAATGAACAGACATATGCGGCCGTTGGGGCTGGCTTGGCGCAGGGCGTAATCGGAACCGCGGCATTAACGAGCGCTGGCGTTTGGGCCGGTGTGGGGCCGGGCGAGGTCGTTCTCGCGTTCCTGGATGCGAATGTCCAAAGCGGCGTGACGATCACGCCAGCCTATACTGGTGGCGTGACGCTGGTGTTTGGTGGAGGCCCACTTGGGCCATACAATTATACGCCAAACACGCAGCCGATCTATAGCCTTGGCGAGAACGATTTCATCGTCCAGGAAACATCGGTCGGCACCTATCTGGGCGTCACGCCGGGCGGTCCGGCGCTGCGCCAGGGTGCCAGCCCGATCACCGGCGGCTTCGCCGATGATCCGCTCCATATTCAACGCTCGACGCCGGCCGACGCCAACAACTACGTCGAGTTGGAATGCAAAGATCGTGGGCGTTCTTACAATTCCCACATCATCGAGACGTTCGATCAGGCCTCGGTCGACCTCTACGGCATCCGGCGCGACACATCGAAACAGGCCAGTGCGATCGTCGACCCATACTTGACGGGGAACGTCGTCGCCAGCCTCATTCTTCAGCGCAACCTCCTCTACCGCAACACCTACACGTTTCAGCTAGGCTGGAAATACTGTCTCCTAGAGCCCATGGATTTGGTCCAAATCACGGACCCGCGGCTCGGTGCCGCAGCCCTGACGGTCCGGATCACCGGCGTGCAGGAAGACGACGAGGGGTTGCTGAACATCACCGCCGAAGATTTCTTCGGTGCTTATTCGCCGACCGTCCTCTATCCTTCGCCGACGTTTGCGCCGCAACCCGTGCCGACGATCCTCGGAGCCGGGGGCGGAGCAGCCACGCTGAATACGAAAGGGGGAGGCGGCACGGGAGGCTACGCGCCGAATTGGAACGCCAGCGCCGGCGCCGCAAATATTCCTCTGATCTTTGAGCCTCCATCTATTGGCTCGCACTCTCTGCTGATGAATGCCAATGAACTCTGGATTGCGTTATCGGGAAGCCCGAATTGGGGTGGCGCGCAGGTCTACCTTTCAACTGAGGGTGAAAGCTTCGCCTTGATCGGCACCATAACGGCACCATCAATTCAGGGTTTCCTGACGGCTACGATGGGGAATGCCAGTAGCGCCAATCCGGACATGACCGACGCGTGTTCAGTCAATCTGAGCGAGAGTTTCAGCGCTGGAATTCCGCCATCCATTTCGGCATCAAATGCAGCGAGCGGTGCGAATCTATGTTTTGTGGGGGGAGAGTTTTTCTCCTACGAGACAGCTGAGATGATCGGAATGGGCGCGTCTGAATATGAGCTTCAGACTCTCTATGGCCGTGGAACCTTCGGCAACACAAGCGAGTATAGCCATCCGACTGGCACGCAATTCTGCTACATAAACCAAGGTATCAAGCGTTTTGCGTACCCAGCGACCCTGATTGGCCAGTCCGTTTCCCTAAAATTTTATAGCTTCAATGCAGTTGGTGGTGGCGGTCAATCGATGGAAACGAACGTTCCATCCTTTGTCTACGTCTTCACTGGAAACGGCATCACACCGTTCGGCCAGACCACAATAGGACCAAATTCATTCGATGGGATGCCGTTGTCTGGCGAGAACATTTGGAACTACGTCTTTTCAACCCCCAGCGGCGGGACAAACAGCGGAGTTAAATATCCGGTCGGGCTGAGCGGCAGCTCGGCGAGTGCCATGACAGCGGCGCAGGCACACGCGACATTCTCGATTCAGAAGAACGGCACGCAGGTCGGGACCATGAATTTCGCCGCCGGGGCGACGAGCGCGACCTTCACGATGGCGACCGCGACACTCTTTCAGGGTGGCGATGTCATCAGCATCGTGGCGCCGACGCCCGCCGACGCGACGCTTGCGAATATCTCGTGGACATTTGTGGGATCATATTCACCATGACGCCGACCCGCTCTATGTTTGATTTGTCACACAACAACCCGCTGCCGACAAGCACCTATGCGGGGGACATCTCGCTCTTCGAGCAGGCCAAGGGCGCCGGCTGGGTCGCGATGATGCACAAGCTAACGCAGGGTCTGGCGTTTGTGGATCCCGTGGCGCTCGGCCGCATCGGCGCGGCCAACACGGCAGGCCTTCTGCTCGGCGGCTACCACTACATGGACACGACACCGGTTGCCGGTCGCCAATTTCATGCACGTCGCCG